AAGTTTTATTACTATATCCACCTACTATTGAAAAATATCCACTTGCTAAGTTTCCAGTTCCATTATTTGCAATAATAGAATTTGAGCCCGTTGAGGCACTCCAAAGATTTCCAGATGTTCCACCTCCACCACTAATAAGAGTTCCAATGTCAGTAGACCCTGAATATATAGTAGCAGCACTAATAGTTACAGCAGTAATTGTATTGAAATTAGCTGTAGCACTAAAAGCATCATTGATTAAAATCCTTCCTGCGCCGAAAGTTATACCTGTAGATATTAATTCACCAAACATATTTTAATTTTCTAATAAATAGTCTATTAATATTTAATTATGTCATTTTCCTTCACAATCCATTTGTCATAAATATTATCCCATGACATCTGTATTTCGTAGGCAATACCTGTATCTCCTGTAATATTCACGCTTCTTATATCTTGTACATAACCTCTGTAATTTGTTGTAAGAGTATAAGTTCCTGAATCCAAGCCAGTAAATGAGAAATAACCACTTGTGTCTGTTGTTCCCATAATAAAACTATTATTAGGGTATGTTAATTGGATTGTAGCTCCAGTTACCGTACTTCCACTAACCATACCACTAAGTGTATAAGAAGCTACTGGAGACTCATAATCAAGAGACGGCGGAACCTCAAATCCAGAAACTCCATTAGTATAAGGACTATCGCTTTCAGTTCTAACATAAGTACGAATTGGCTCAGGTTGTGTTGTAGCTGAGAAGTAGTCTGTAAATGTAACAACGTTTCTTCTTACATTGAAAATATCTATAATCTCCTTAGAGTTACCAATTCTATAAATAAATGTATTATTAGATTTAACTGGAACCTGGAAAGTAAAAATAGCCTTCTCTGTTTCAAATTCAGTATCAAAACTTTTTGTTTTGCTACGAGAAATTTTTGTGTTTTTTTCAGATTTTTCTACTGGATAATTGAAAGTATCTGAGGTTGTAAACCCTGTATCACTTAAATTATAACTTATTTGAACAAGGAAAGAATCTGCATTTTCTCCATTTGACCATCTAAATTCAGGAGTAAATGTAGTTAAAGTGCCTGTCATCACAGGATATTCCAACACAGGCTTATCAGGCACCACAAAATATGTAAAGAAATTACCAGATAATGTAATACCAGAAAATAAACCTTGTTCGATAGTATATGGATAACTATTGGTACTTGTGAGTTCTAAATTATTATTCCAAGCTTGACTTCTAAGAGAAGTATCATTATCAATAGATATAAAATCAGAAAAATCTCTTGACGTGCTTATATTTGTTACAAGCTTTGTATTTATTATATACTGAGCCTTATCTAAAAATAATTCAGTTTTAAATTTACCAGATTGTTTAATATATTGGTCAAGATAAAGGTCATAAATATTACCTGTTATAGAACTTGTTGAAGCTGTTAACGTGATAATTGGATTATTTAAAATTGACTGAATATAATTAATGTCGCCAGTAGTAAGTGGCTGTCCAAAAAATTTTTCAGGTTGTCTTATTTGGTTGTTTCCTGATATTATTCTACTTTGGTTAATATATTCTTTGTTTTGAAGAGTATTTAGTCCCCCAGAATTATTATTTTTATTTAATAATTCTATTTTACTATCAATTTGATTATCTCCATATAGTCTAAATGTTTCATAGTCTATTCTGAAAATTTCATGAATAAAATATGAATAACCAGTAAGAGAACCAGTATTGGCTGAGAACACAAAACGAATTGGTGGTCTTACAAGGTTTGTAAAGATTGCATTTGGGTCTTGTGCATAATAATTCAAAGTACCACCATAAGTTGTAAACTTTGGCTTAAGTATAGATGTAAATGAAGTTTTTACAGGTTCAGAATCTGCATATAAATTATTATAAAACACCTGAGAAACACTGTCTTTAGTTCCTGAAGTCTGAAAGCGTATTTGTCTAAATATAGGCATTTATTATATAGTGTTTGGAGGTGAAACAATAATAGTTAAACTTGCAAGAGGGTCAATTGTACCAGATACATTAAATGTATTTATTTGAGTATTCAAATTAGAATTAACAGTCATAGAAATATTGAAAATTCCAATATTTCCTGATTGACCCTGATTAATATTACCACTAATAGTTGTTATTACAAGTCCACTATTTAAATATTCATTAATATTTCCATTTACATCAACCAAATTTAAGGAATCATTTAAGTCTAAGAATTTTGTCCTAAACTCAGAGCCCTTATTTAAACCTTCTTTATAAATAAATTTTTGTCTATTAAATACAGTATTTCTCAAAGTTCTTGCTTGAGAAGACATAATTGTTGTTGCAGGTAAAAGCTGAACAGCATAATCCATAAAACTTTTTCCTATAACATCTAAGAAACCTTGAAGTTTTAAGAAAGTTAATTTGCTCGAATTTGGTTGTGACCAATAGTAATAATTAAGATAAGCATTCCTAAGTTTAGGATATGTATTAGATGTATGCGGTGCGCCTATTACTTTTCTATCTCTTGGGTCGATTGAATTAGCATAAACATAATCAAGCCATTGATTAAGTGTCATTCCAGAAATATTATCTGGTTTAACAATATCACAATCAACAATATATTCAATAGGTACAGTATTACCAGAACCTGGTGTTCCACATGTACCACTTAATTGATAAAAACTAAAAACATCACACTCTATACCCTTCGCAGGATTTACGGATATATTTAATTCCTTTGAGTTTATAATATCTTCAGAACCAAAAACTGATGTATCTCCAACAACAGACTTAATGTTATCAATTTGTTTTTGTGGGTCAAACTCTGGCCTCCACTGATTAACATAATTTTGACCATTTCCTCTTCCAGGTCCACCTTCTTGAAATGCGAATGTACTACTATCATAATTGATGTATCCGTGTTCATTAATTTTTGTTGAGCCAGTTAGGTTTACATTACCAATTTTGTAAACAAACTCTTCGAATTCAATTAAACAATCTGGTGCACCCAATAGCTTAAATAAGAATGTAAGAGCATCTCTTGTTCCTTTTTTCTTATAAAGCCAATTAATATTAATTAAAATTCTTCTCCAAATTTCAGTATTAAACTGTGAGTAAGAATTTCCTTCTCCATCTGCATCGCCAGCAAGATATTCAAATAAATCTATTTCATTGAATGAATCAGAAAGTTTCCAACCAAGTAAATTACTTAATTTACTCATGAATTTCTTTGGAACGCTATTCTCTCCATTATATTCTAAACTATGAGCAAATGCAATACCGTCAATGAAGTGTTTGATTTGGTCAAATTCATGTGCATAAGCCTGAACTGTCTTTCTATATACTGCATTTTCTGAGTCCATATCTAAGAAGTTATCAGGAATTACAGTTTTGAAAATCATATTTGTCTTAACCTCATCCACATCGGAAGCAGCTTTAAGTAAGTTTGTCTTATAAGTTTCAAAAGCAGTTCCATAACTATCTGGAGAAAATCCATCAATAGTTGTAGGCCATTCGAATGTCTGTTCAGTCTCAGAACTATCATCCATATTTGGAATTAAGAACTTTCCTCCATAAAGCAAGTTATATTCAAGCTTGCTTATATCCATTTTATATTGAGCGAGTCTTTGTTTTGTAGGTCTAATATAAACTGGAAAATAGGTACTTGCTCCAGTTAAATTTTCAATAACATTATTTATTGTTATTTCAAGATAAGAATCAACTCCAGCACTAAAGCTATATCCAATAATATCATAAGTATTTCCAGATGCAGGAGAACCATCCATCATTTGGATTGAGAAGCCTGTGTAATTATCTACCAAATTGGCAACTCCAGATATTGATGAGCCTGAATTTAATATTATGTTACCTTGATTTATAAGGGTTGCGTAAGGTATTCTAAAAATAGAATATTTTACTCCAGTAATATTATTTACATAATCCTCATAATTATAAATGGTAACAGCAGAAGTTCCAGTAACCGATAAAATAGCATATGGGAAATTCTGACCTATATTGTTTATTGAATTAGCTACTTCTGTATAGAAAGACCCAAAATAAGAATATGAAAATGGGTCATTTAATGGGAATGTTAATTCGTTATAGTTTACAGAAGTTGACTTTGGTGGCTCAAATACATTAACTCCAAGACTATCAAGAGTTGAAAAGGAGTCAAAATGTAAATTTAGCGGGGTTCCAGTAAGTGCATCTGGGGTGTTATCTTGATAAATTTTAAAGTCACCGAACGTAAAAATAGAATCAGAACTTGTATTAAAAGTCCTTTTATCCTCACCTGGCCTAAAAAACAAGGAAAGTGTATTAGCTGAGTTTACTGATGGAATATTAGTTGCCACGTTATTATTTCTATTTAATTATAAATATTATCAAAAAAGATTTCAAGTATAAACACATACTATTTAGTTTCTTATTAATTTGAATTATTTTTTTACGAGTATTTATTAAGAAAAAACATGAGTTATTTACCGTCAGAACCACAAACATTCATCAACATAAAATTGACTGATGATGGCAGAAGGTTGTTGTCTCTTGGACAGCTAACTTTTTCTAAGGCTATTTTATCAGATAGAGAGGTAAACTATGGAATTGATAGAGTGAATGGTTACAACATAGCCTGCTCAAATAGAGTTCTTGCACCTAAGGATGCAGAACCCTTATTGCCATTAAATAATTTTGATGGTACTGCTCCAGAGCCTTTCCAAAGTATAGGTTCTGCGAGACAAATAGTTTCAGCAGAAACGGCTTCAACAGGATTCTTTACAGGTAGTACGACTGGCTGGACAATTGACCAAAGCAAATCTTTCGGATATTCTAAGATTTTTTATTCAGCTTCAACCCCAAATGGTTCTACTTCTATATTAATGACTGGTGGTACATATTTCCCAACAGAGGGTGACCTTATGTTTGTTATGTGGACACCTATTCAAAATAGTGGCTATACTTATTCTGCTACATCAGAGGTTCCTGTTTATAATCCTACAGTTACCAATTGGTATCGTGTAACAGATGCTGACCCTGGAACTTCTCTTGTAACTCTTGATAGGAATTTGCCAAATTTTGGGGCTACAATTTCTACATCTCCGCAAGTTGTAAATGCTTATTTTTATCCTTTTAATGGAGTAGAAACATATTATGGTTCAGGTTCAACAACCGAGACAAAGGTGTGGAATATGAACATAGTTAGAACAAGTTCTGTAATTGGTACAAACTCTTTAATGAGTGGCTATACAAGTTACGGGTCTATTGAATTTAATGGAACTAAACAGTTTCTTGGATTTTCTTCTGAGACAAGAGAATTTGGTGTAGTTCACTACACAAATAATTATAGTGGAAATACATATGCAGAACAACTTGTTGAAAGCACTGTTGTAGTAGACATACCATACATTATGTGGCATGGAACTGCTTCAAATGCAGGAGAAGCAAAAAATTGGGGGGTTTCACTAAGTGATTATGCTGGCCCAACTTCATATGATGCAGTTGCTGGTACTACCTATAGACCATTAAGAGATGGAAATGCTCTTACTAATAATATTGTTGGTAGAGTTTATCACAAACTAAGAATTATCATAATTACTGACCCAGAGTTATTGACAGCTTTAACTTACAAGTCAAACAGAAACTTTACATTACCACCACTACAATTAAGTACAAGTATTGCACCTAAAAATCCTTTAACCACTTCAGATGCTACGGGAATGTTGCAAACTGGTTATTCTTATTTTGTTACTTATGTAGCCAAGAGTGATTTGGATTATTTATCAGGGCATTCTTTCGGATACCCTACAATAATGCCTTGTAACTATATTTCAAAGATTAATGGTGTTAATGATATCAATAATAATCCTCAGTATTTACAAGCAAACTTTTCAATGAATGGATTCCCATTCATGAGAAATAGCGCAAACATGGATTCTGCAACTTATTCTGGAACTGGATGGAATGCGAATAGTATACAATTACTTGTAAATAAGGTTGATAGCACTTTATATCCAAACATGCAAATTGACCAATTACCACCAGATGGCTGGAGATTGATTTCTGATGCTGCAGTTGGCGGTAATGGTGTTTATAGCGGTGGTTCTACAACAATAAACCCAATCAATTTATTGACAAACACATTTATTGTTTCAGCAGAAGATTATAATTCAGGTTCTACATTTGACCTTACTGGGGCTTATTCGGCTTTTACAATGGGTGCAAATTCTCTTACTTTTGGAGATGAATCTTTCTTCTTTGGAAACATAAAAACAAATATAATGTCAACAGTATTTAAGACAGTATTAACTGTATTGGTACCTGACACAAAATTAAATTCTTCACTTAATCCTTCATTTAACGGATTGTTAGATACTGATACGTATATCACAGAAATTGGTATCTTGGATAACAATAACGTACTTGTTGGTGTTGGAAAACCTACATATCCAATAGCCAAAAATTCAGGTAGATATATAGCTTTCCAATTAGAGATTGATTTTTAAAAAAAATAAATTATAATATTTATAAAGAAATAAAAAGATGGGTACTTTAGCATCGGCAACAACAGTATATGCAGTAGCATATTTAACAGAAAAAGGGAGAACTTATTTATTCAATAAGAACAATGTTCGTTTTGACTCAAACGGTAATGACCTGTTTGAAATACAAACATTCACATTGAGTGACCCAGATTCTAATTATAGAACATCTGCAAGACTTGAGTCTGGTGATGTTCCAGATATTACAGGTAAATCTGATAATTCACTTAAGACAACTGCGGATTATACTCAGTCATCATTACTTTATTATACGGTTGATTCAAATGCATTGTCTGACCCTATTTATAGCACAAATCTGACAAATAATGCCGATGTAGTTTCTACAGATACAGCATTTACAACAAATCAAGCTTCTGATGTACCTCCTACTTCAGGTCCAACACTTGTAGGGCCATCAACTACAGTTTCACCAAGTACATTAATATAATTAAAATAAAATAAAATGGCATTATTAAAATATCCAAATGTTTCACCTTCTCTAATAACTTTTAAGAGAACAATAACGCTTTCAACAATTGACCAGAACAACAACAATCAACCTGTTACTGAGAGCTATACTGTTACTGGGCCATCTGCACCTGGAGTTACTCCTGTTGTTCTTGCTGGTGGTACAAAAATGGTTATACCACTTTCAAACACTTCAGGAGATGGTGCTCCATATCTTAAAATACATTTACCAAGTGGTTCTAATGGCAACAATTTATATGTAACTTATGCGGTTGCAAATCAGTATATGGCAGATGGGTATTATGATTATAAAACTGGTGTTCCAACAGCATACTACAATGCCTTAAGAGCATGGATAAACACAAATCCTTCTACAGGAGTTCAATATACAACTATTTCTTCAGCAACAAGGACAAGAAGTTTAAAATTTGTAGCAGTAGGTGATTCAACAAATAAACCAGCAAATGCAGTAACTTTTTATGTGCAATTCACAGGCACTTTTGGAGCAGTTGCAGCCCCAACATTTGAATTAGTAGCTTAAACAAAATAAAATAAAAAAATATGGCAAGTTCATTTTATAAACCAGTAACAAGTACTATATCAACAAGACAGGAGAGTTCTACTTTTGAAAATGTAAATGGTAGTGGGTTAACTTTTACCTTATGTGATAGAACGGTAGGTAATGAAAAAACAACAAATTACTTTTCTTCTTTTAAATTACCAATTACTTATAGTAATCTTGCGAGTGGTTCCACATATGCTTTATCAAATCCTGAGATTTTTCAAATCAACGTTGATAAAATAGTTTTGGTTCCTATACCAAGAGAAAACTATAGCGAATTAATTGATGGTCGTAGCATAACTTTTACAGTTCCTCAAATTTCTGGTACTTCAGTAAGTGCGAAAACAATAGTTTCAAGTACATATTCTACATTACAAAAAAGAGATAGTGATATTTTCTTAGGAAATAATATAGCTTTCTTGTTCTCTGATGATATAAATAAACCATACTCTGGAAAAACAAATTCTGGTCAATCTTCTCATAGTGCAAATACAACTTGGAATCCAACGTCATTTACTGATAGACCTGCAGCTGTTCCTTATTCAGACTTAACAGCTGGTGTAGATATCAATACTGACCAAAGACCTTTTTCATCTGTAAAGTTTGCAGTTCCAGTAACTTCCACTTATCCTACAAGTACAAATCAAGGTTATAATTATGATATTCCAGTTGGTTTTGTTTCTTTAGATAAAGGGTTTATAGTTTTAACACACCCAGATATTGTAAATAACATGCCTTGGGGAAGAGGTTTTGAAACCTACACAAACGCTTATAATACAACATCTGGTACAACAAACATTTATTTCACTTCAAGCACAAATTCGGATTTAACATTTTCAGATTTAGCAATTGATTACAAGACTTCTGTTGTATGTATTGGATTACCTGGAGAGTTTTATTTTACAAATAATCCAAGTTGGGATTTAAATAAAAATGCTCAAGAATTCAATAATGGTACAAATAATTTTGATTCTGTTTGGGTAACAGAGGTTGGTATGTATAATAGAGTTGGAGAACTTGTAGCAGTTGCTAAATTAAGTGAACCAGTAGAGAAGACATATACAAACCTACTTACATTCAATCTTGACATAAACGTTTAATACGTTATCAAAAATTTAAAGAGCCTTGGATTTATCCAGGGCTTTTTTGTGTTTATATTTATTGTCTGGTTTATTATATTTAAAAAAATAACAAATTATGATATTAGGATTAGACATTTCAACAACATGTATTGGCTATTCTCTCTTTAGTGAAGAGGGTAAACTTATTGAACTTAATTGCGTTAAATTCAACTCGGAGCTTTCAAAATTTGAAAGATTAGAAGAATTTAAGAAGGCAACTTCATATCTTACGAAGTTTCCAATTAAGTATATTGCCATTGAGGAACCACTTAAGAAATTCGCTGGAAAATTCTCTTCAGCTGAAACAATTTCATTATTGAACTTTTTTAATGGAATGATAAGCTCATATTTGTACAATACATTTGGGATTATACCTATTTATTTCAACGTAAATACCGCAAGAAAATTGGCATTTCCACCAATTTTAAAAGATAAGGCTAAAGCTAAAGTTCAAGAGTCTGAGGATGGAGAACCCAAAAAGGGGAAATCCAAAGAAGATAAGGCTTCTATTAAATATGAAGTCTGGACAAAGGTAATGGAAATGGAACCACTTATTAACTGGAGATATGGACAAAGGTCAAGAAAATTGTTGGATGAGAATTTCGATATGGCTGATGCGTATGTAATCGGGATTGCTATGCTAATAACATTGCATAAACAGCAAAATAATTAACATAAATCTCTCTTCCACAAAAACCCATTACATTGTTTAAATTTGCCTTGCAAGCACTTATATAGAGTAACTTTATTTGAATTAGTTTTAATACAGGCCTCACTTACCGAGTTAAATTTTTCAATGAAATCTCCACTTAAATTAAATTGATATACTGGGTTTTTTTTGGTTTCTCGATTTTTTTGAGCTATTTTTTCATTATGTTCCTTAGTTCTTTGATTTATTTTATTGTATTCCTTCACTCCATTTGAAACTTTTGCTTTAGTTTCTTCAGTATGTTTAAATCCTTTGGCAAATTTATTACCCTTTAGAGATTTGGAAATTTTTTCACGATTTTCTTTTTTAAACATGGGATTATTTTTTTTCATAAATACAGATGACTGACCTTTGCCGCCTTCATCTGTATTTTTTAAGTCAAAACCCCAAGCCTTAAATTGAGAAATCCAATACATTTCCCAAAACTCCCATTCTGATTCTGGAACAAAATCAATTTCTTCGATTTTTGGTTTTAAATTTTTATTAATTAAGCTTTTAATCCATTTATTTTTCTTTGTATTAGAAGATTTGCTTTCATGTATATGGGCATACAATCGTTTGTTTAACTCTTGCTTAGTTTTACCTATATATTTAATTTCTAATGTTATAGGCTCTATTAGTGCATAAATTTTTGTATTCATAATTTATTGATTTTCTTATAAATATGTAAAAATTTACTTTTTTTGCAAGAATCTTATGTTGTCTCTTTTTTTTAATTTGTCACAATCACTATTTTGTGGTATATTTGCGGTTATGGTCGATGGTCAAACAGATTTTTTAATAGTAGGTGTAATTGAAAATTTCCTTGGGGCGCCCAAGGGAGCCAGGAACAATGAAACAAAGGTTCAATGGGAATTCAATTGTCCTTCTTCTAAATGTAGAAAAGACCAAAACAAATTTAATCTTGCATATCAAGCTCACAATAAAGTATTCAAATGTTGGAAGTGTGGATATAGCGGGTTTGTTTTTAAACTTGCTCATGACCATGGTTCTTCAGAAGATGTAAAGAGGCTGAAATTATTGTTGCCTGATTATGCAATCGGCCACTTCAATATTTTCAAAAAACCCAAAGTAAATCACGATGCGATTACTTGTGATATGCCTGCAGGATACTATCCACTATCAGTAAAGAGACCAACACCATTATTCCAAAAAGCATGGGATTATTTGGTGAACAAGAGAAAGGTTAGTCTTGCACAAATAGATAAATTCAAAATGGGTTACACAGAATTTGGACCACGTAAGTTTAGAATCATAATTCCTTCTTACAACACAAATGATGTGATGAATTATTTTGAAGCTCGTTCTTTCTTGGATAATGCATCAATACCTTATTATAAACCAGACTCACCAGACAAGGAGGATATAATTTTCAATGAGAAATTTATAAATTGGGATTTACCAGTTTATTTGGTTGAGGGGGTTTTTGATTCTCTTAGAATACCAAATTCAATACCATTGCTCGGTAAATCACCATCTCCATTATTGATTAAAAAATTAATAGAACATAATGCTACTGTTATTGTTTGTCTGGATGAAGATGCATTTAAGGATGGTTTAGAAATTTACAAGAAGCTCGCTTCAATAGGACTTAACGTATATTTTGTAGAATTAAAAAAAGAAAAAGATAAAAAGAAAGTAAAAGACATTTCAAAGATTTATGAAGAAGACGGTCAAGAAGGAATAAATAAAGTTCTTAAGACCGCAAGAAAAGTAGATGTATCCTTTGAAATAAATAAATTGATTAACGAATGAAAATAGTAAAGAATATCAAGAGTTTGCAAAAGAAATAACAGATAAATTTATTTTAATGCTTGCCACAAAACCTCCAAGAAAATATAATCTTGATATAATGGATGACAATGGTATAGCTCCAACCGAAGAAGAAATAGAAAAATTTCATAAAGAAAATAACGAGTTTGCATTAAAATGGCTCAAAGAAAATATGATTTCCTATAATGATTGGTCTTCTAAGAAGTTTATAAAATAGCATAATTAACAGACGTTCAATAACTAAATAGTGAATATCACCTAAATGTGCTTTTTATTATATATTTATAAATAAAAGATTATGATAAAATGTGAAATATGTGGTCAGAAATTTAAACAAATTAGTAACTCACATCTTAGTGAACACAATGTTGATAAGATGGAATATAAAAAAATGTTTCCTGAAGCAAAATTAAAATATGTATGGAATTTAGGTCTTAATAAAGAAAAAGATGAAAGAGTTTTAAAAAATTCTATAAATTTAAAAAATAATCATTGGGCTAATGATGGTATAAAAAGAAAAACAATTTCTGAAAAAATACGTTTAAGTAAAATTGGTATTCCTTGTAAAGATGAAATTAAACAACAGTTTAGAGAACAATTTAAAGGAGATAAAAATCCTAATTTTGGAAATAACTGGTCTGAAGAACAAAAAAAAGAATCTTCAAATAAAATGAAAGAAAAGTATAAAGACCCTGTTTATTTTAATAAATTTAAAAATTCTCATTGGAGTAAAAACGAAATAACAAAAAAAGAGATTTCTGAAAAACAGTCCAAGTTTATGTCTGAATCCATTAGCAATGGTACAATTCGAGTTAATACAGGATATAAATGTGGCTGGTTTTATTCTGAAAAAATGAAACAAAATTTTTATTATATGTCTTCATATGAATTAAAGAGAATGACATTTTTAGAAAACTGTATAACAGTAAAAGAATATACTAATAAACATGGCATTAAATTAAAATATGAAAAAGAAAATGGTAAATATTCTTTTTATATACCAGATATTTTAATTACTTTTGATACTGGTAAAAAAAGACTTGAGGAGATTAAGGGTTATATTAAAAATCAAAATATTTTTGATTCTAAGAATAAATCCGCAATATTATTTTGTCAAGAAAATGGATATGAATATAAAGTAGTATTTAAAAAAGATATAGAAAGTTTATGAAAATTTGTCACCTTGCAGATATACAGATTAGATTTGGGTCGAGACACCTTGAGTACAGAACCGTGTTTAAGAGATTATGTGATGACCTAATTAAAATGAAGCCAGACAGAATTGTTGTGGCTGGTGATATCAATCACCACAAGATAAATATTTCTCCTGGTTCATTTGACCTCTATTCAGAATTACTTATTTCACTTTCCAAGATTGCACCAACAGATGTTATACTTGGAAATCATGATGTAAACTTGCAAAATCTTGAGCAAGGTGATTCTATAAGTCCAATTTTTAGACTTGCAGAACTCATACAAGACGAAGATAAGAGGCTTGGGTATATTGCTACAAAAGAAAATAAGGATAAGATTGATTACAGCAAAAAAGCTATCTATTACTTTATGGATAGTGGATTTTATAGAATTTCAAATGACCTTGAATATGGTGTGTATTCAATGAAAGACAATGAAATCATCACATTAAAAAAGAAAGAGCCAGGAGTAAATTACATTGCCTTATTTCATGGTCAAATTTATGGAGCTCGTGGTGATAATGGTAGAATTCTACAGGGAGATAATCTTGTAAGATTAAGTACATTTAATAATTTTGATATTGTCATGCTTGGCGATATTCATGAATATCAAACATTCAGAGATGATGAATCAATGGCGTATCCTGGTTCTCTTATTCAACAAAATTTCGGCGAATCAATTGATAAGGGTTATTTATTGTGGGATGTAGAACAAAGAACTCATGTTAGAAAATTTGTTCCTAATGATTTTGGATTTGCAAAGATGACAATTGCAAGAGGTGAAAGGTTTGAAGAAAGAATTGAGCATCTTAAGTTTAGTAGCAACAAAAAGAAAACAAAAATTAATATTGTTTGGGAAGATTATGAAGAAAACTTTTCCCAAGAAAAAGAAAACCAAATAGAGAAACTTATTAAGGATAGATTTGGCTGTGAAGTTGTCAAGGTTCAATTTGAGGCCATCCCAAAAGAAGTCTATGTAGATGAAGAACAAACAGAAGACGAACCTTTTAAAGAGAGTGAGCAATATCTTAAAGAGTTTTTTGAGGAGGGTGATTTCGACTGTACTGATGAAGAAATAAAAGAGCTCGTTGAATTTCATAGAGAGACAAATGAAAAACTTGAAATTGTTGAAGAGCATACACAAGGTTCAAGTTGGTATGTTGAAAAAATTGAAATAAGTAACATATTCTCATTTCCAATTAAACCAGTTACCATCGACTTCGTTGCTTTATATGGTATCATTGGGGTGTTTGGTAAAAACTATAATGGTAAATCAAATTTTATTAAGGCTATGATTTGGGGGCTTTATGAAGAGATTCTTGGTTCTACTACTGGTCATGCAAAGTATATTACAAATATTTATACTGGTTCCAACAAAGGATATGTAAAGATTTGGCTTACAATTGATGGAGAGAGATATTTCATCGAGAGAAGCGTTACGACTACAACAAAGAAAAATGGAACAACTTCTAATTCTTATTCTATTCAATATAAAAAATTAACATTCGAATATGATGAAGAAGGTAATCTTGATAATGAAAAATATGAAGATGAAAAATCTGATGAGAAAACACGTGAGAAGGAAGAAGTTAAGAACTTGATTTTAAAATCAATCGGAACATTCGATGATTTTACAAAGACAACACTGCAAACTCAAGGTGGCAAGGATGATTATTTGCAAATGGGTCAACAACCTAAAAACAGTTTAATTGCAAGATACTTAAATCTATCTAACTATGCTTTACGTTATGACTATAGAAATGAAACCTTTAAAGATATTAAGAAAAAGCAGAAAGAGCTTGGTGATAAAATTGAGGTTGAACATAAGATAAAAAGTCTGGAGACAACCAAATCAGCCAAGGAAGTTGAGTACAACAATGTTATAAAGGAAAAAGAATCCAACAACACAAAGAAGGAAAATGTAGAAACCAATATTCTTGAATTAACTAAGAAGCTTGAAAAAGTTGAAGCTGTTGAATTTAATAGCGAAGAAATAATTAACCGATATCTTGAAGAAAATAGGAAGAACATTAAATCTGATTCAAGTGAGATTAAAGAGCTTGAGGAATGGTTGTCTAAAAATTTCATAAAGGAATTGCCATATGATAGTAATATTACAATAGAACAACTCCAGGATTCATTAGATAAGGGAGAGAAAGTTCTTAAGAAAGATTCTGAAGAACTCGACTCGTTGAAGAAATGGATTGCTGAGAACCCTCAAAAAGAAGAAAAAGACGTAAGTAAGTTGGAGAGTGAAATTGACTCTCTTAAAATTTCTATTTCACAGCTTGAGGGTGCTATTGAAACATATAGAGGCAAAAAGTGCCGTACTTGTGGAACAATACATCAAATGGCAAACCCTGAAAAGGAAGAGGAATGCTTACATGATATTAAAATAAACACAGACTTAATTAATTATAAACAGAAGTTAATTAAAGAAAATAATGACGCAAAAAATCATAATGTAAGAGTTAAAAACTCTATTGAAAAAGTTGAATTGTTTGAGAAATCTATCACAGATAAGACCGCTCAATTAAAAACAATTAGAGAGAAAATAGAGCTTATAAATAATTCCAAGGATATTATTAATCACAATTATGGCGTAGAAAGCAAGACAAAACGTTTGGCTCACTTAAAATCAAAAAAAGATTTTGCAGAGAAAGAAATTACTAAGCTTGAAGAAAACTTGATTAAGCTTAAAAACAATAAGAGTAAAATCGAAAATAACAAATTGATACAGGAGCAAATTGACGAAAACACCGATATGCTTAAGGGTTATAAATTAACTATATTCAATCTCGACAAAATAATCTCTACTGTTTATGCAGATATTAAGGTTATTGAAAACAATATAGCACAAGAAAGTCAAAAATTAATTGACATACGTGATTATGAAAAGATGTATAGAAAGTATTCTCTTTACTTGCAGGCTATGCATCGTGACGGTATTCCAGCATTAATCATAAGAAAGAAAATGCCTCTTATAAATCATAGAATAAATACAATTCTGAAACAGGTTGTAGATTTTCAGATTAGCATGGAAGTTCTTGCGAATGGAGACATTATTGAGACTTTCTATTTTAGTGAAGACAAGTCAGATACATTACCTCTTTCTTTTGCCTCTGGAGCTCAAAAATTTGTTTGTCTCATTGCAATAAAAGATGCTTTACACTACATAAGCAATATGTCTAAACCTTCCATGTGTATCATTGATGAAGGTTTCGGAACCCTGGATGATGAATTAACTTTTGAAATTATGAATATTCTTAATTATTTAAAGAATAAACACAAGAATGTTATTGTAATTTCCCACAGAAATGAAATCAAGGATTTTGCCGATAACATAATTGAAGTTGTTAAAGTTACTGATAGTATCAGCAAAGAAATCCTTGATAAGAATCCTAAGGCTGGAGTTAGTAAAATAAACATTTTATAATGGCAAAAAAAAGAGAAAATAAAAAAGGAGACGCACCTTCAAAAGAGGATGCAGCATCTGCTTTGGATTTCATCAAGAAAAAAGAACAAGAGGATAATAAAGAAGTTGAAATAAAAAGAAAAATTGAGGAAGATAGAAAATCCAGAGAAGAACTTGAAAGAAAAGAAAAGGAAAGAATTGCCATTGCTCAAGATAGGGTTAGAAGAAAATTAAGAGAAAATCTTCAGATGAAGGAAGAAAAGGAAAAGTTAGACAAGGCAATTAAAACAATGGAGACTGGTGGAAAAATTAAATGGAAGACAACCAACTCAGGAGGTCTTCTTGGGTATGTAGAAAATAAATT